TAATCTGGCCTAACCCCTTCAGCTTACCGTTACGAGCAAAGTTTAACAACATGACAAACGAGGAGAATAGTTGCATACCCTCACCAAAGGCGCTGATAGTGGCAATCTTCTCAGCCATAGGAGCGTCACCAAGCGTCTGGTAGTACTCATGCTTCTCTACCATCTCACCATACTGCATAAACTCGTTGTAGGTGCTCTCAGGCAGTCCCAGCGTCTCAATTAGGTGGGCATAGGCAGCTACATGTAACGCCTCACGACCAGCAAAACCTGACAGCATCATCCGTACTTCCGGTTGTTTAAACACTGGTAGGTAGTGGGTGTAGTACCCGTCGCCAATGTCTAAGTCACCCTGCACAAAGAAGCGTAGGATTTTGGTTAGGAAGTCTTTCTCCGACTTGGTTAGCTTCTTCTGGTAATCCTTTAAGTCCTCACCCATAGGCACTTCTGTGTGTAGCCAGTGGCTCTGCTCATGTTGTAACCAAGCGTCATATGCCCAAGGGTACTTGAACGGCTTAAATGAGTTTCTCTCTTCTGTTAATTGTGGTTTCATTCTTCGTATGTTTCTATTCTAATGATTGCAAAATAACCCCGTTTTTTATCGGTGTAGTGTAGTAGACTTTCCCCAGCTTCTTCTAAATCATAAAAATGGTTAGTTTTATCATGGGCTAGCGTTCCGTCATCTAGAATATGATAAATTTCAACTCTGTACTCAACATCTTCCATATCGGTATCCTCGGTGTTAGTGGTAGGGTAGTACTAGCAAGCCCTTTTAGCTTACGAGGTTTGCTTGATACTACGCCTGTAATATGGGTTTTCTACCCCCATTGTCTCCATGTGTTAGCAATAATGTGGAGGCAGGTGACTATCTCTAGCCACCTTATCCAACTTAACCTTCGCAAGCTAGGCATGTTTCTCCGTTCACAATAGCTGTCATATCAATCGTCTCCTCGATGCGCTGGCGTTTAACCTGAGCACCAACCTTGTCTGCCTTACGCACCTTATCGGAGCGAAGGTAGTACAAACTTTTTAACCCCTGCTTCCACGCCATGAAGTGTACAGCATGTAAATAGGCAATGGTTGTGTTAGGCTGGAAGAATAAATTAACACTCTGCCCTTGGTCGATATACTTCTGTCTATCTGCTGCTAACTCTACCAACCATCGCTGGTCAATCTCCATCGCTGTCTTAAATACTTCCTTCACATCCTCTGGTATGTCCAAATGTTGAACGCTACCATCATGGGAAATAATAGAAGCCCAAGTGTCATCATCATCCATACCAAGCCCAGCAAGGCGTTCCGTCAAGAATCGATTACGGTAGACAAATGCACCACTTAGGGTATCCTGCCGAAAAACATTTGCTCGATACGGCTCCACGGATGGCGAAGTGTTACCCATAATAAGACTGGAAGAAGCATTGGGAGCGATAGCCATATGATGACTAAACCTGCGCTCAATGCCATACTCACTTGCATCCGGGCAAGCGCCTCTTTTAAGAACGAGAATATTATCTGCACGGGAGCACTCCTTGTTAATATGGTAAAAAATATCTTTGTTTGTTAGCTTTGCCATTACTCCATCGATAGGCATGTTGTTCTTCTGTAAATAAGCATGGAAACCTAAAGCGCCCAGTCCAACACTCCTCTCACGGGAAGCAGAGTAAATAGCCCTACGAATGTGATCAGGAGCGTTACTGAGAAAATAGTTAAGCACATTATCAAGCATTTCCATAATATCAAGGATAAACTGCTTATTATTTTTCCACTCATCATAGTACTCCAAGTTAACACTAGACAAACAACACACAGCCGTTCGGTCAGCGCTGGTGGGTAGGAAGATTTCGGTACACAGGTTAGACCCGTTAATACGCAACCCTTTATCCTTTAACCACTCAGGCATATCCCTGTTAGCCGTATCAATGAAGATGAAGTATGGCTCACCCGTCTGCATACGTAAGTCCAACATCTTCTGCCACAACCCCTTAGCACTGACCACTTCTACGACCTCGTCATTGGCGGGGTTTTTTAATGCCCAATCGTCATTGGCTTCTGGGTCTTTCATACACCGCTCGATCACCTGCATAAACTCATCGCTTATGTTAACACCGTGGTTCAGGTTGAGCGTCCGTAGGTTTTGATCACCCGTCGGTTTACGCATTTCCAAGAACTGAATAATGTCTGGGTGACTTACATCAAGAAACGCTGCATAAGAACCCCGACGTGTTCTACCTTGTCGGTAAGCCAAAGAGGAAGCATCGTACATTTTGAGGTGTGGCATGACACCAGTTGATTTATCATCACTGTTACGTATCCCAAGGTGTATGCCAACACCACCACCCAACATACTAAGCCAATTAGTTTCAGATAAGTTGTTAACGAGACCCTCAGCACTGTCTTCCATATAATTAAGAAAGCAGCTAATAGGAAGTCCACGCTTACTACGGCCAAAAGAAAGAATGGGAGTGCTATAAGACAACCAATGCTTAGAACTATACTCATACAGTCGCTGAGAATGCTCAGGATTACTGCCGAACGCTTCCGATACATACGCAAACCTCTCTTGTGGGCTAACCTCCTCCTCCATCATGTAACTCTCACGCAACCGTTGCAGTCCGAGAGCGTCGAACAGTTTGTCCCGTTCTAAGTTTATTTTAATTGTCATCAAGTGCTTCCTCTAAATAATCAGCTATGTCTTCTATCTTATCCTGAAAACGGTTGACAATCTCTTCACTGTTGATCTCTAACAGCTCCAAGATTGTCACCTCGTCCAGACGTTTTAGTTTATCACAAATGTCAGGTATCGTCAGCATATTTCTTCTGTAAGTAATTCATAGAGAGAAACATCTCATCGAAAGCCCCATCCTTAACCTCGTTCAACATAACCAAGCCACGCCAGTGTGTGTTGCTTAGTTGATCCATGTAGTCCTCGTCGTGTAGGTAGTAGCTACCAGCGATTATCCCACAGATGGCGGTTCCGTCTGCTCTTTTGCCGTAAGCCACTTGTTTACCTTGTTGATGCCCTGCAACACAAGACATATGAAGCTTATTAACGATAACACTAGCAGTACTGGCTGGCCTACCCATAACACCAACTGGAAAGTAGTGGCAGAAACCAACACCATTGATAAAAACAGGTTTAAGAAATTCATATACATCCCAATCTTTTTTGTAATCTAGGTCATCAGTCGAAATCACACCATCCAGCATAGGCGTGTTAGCCACTGCTCGGTTGATACGGTTCTCATGGTTCCCCATTGTTAACACCATACGAGGCTTGTACACCTTGTGTTTGGTTGCTTTTTGCGTTGCTTGTAGGTCACGCAGAGGCTTTAACAGCTTCTTCATGGCTACCTGCACACAGTGAACGTCATCCTTATAACGCTTGCCTTCAAAGTATTTACTACCAGTCTTATCGTGAGTAGACAAGGAGGGCATATCAGCGAAGTCGCCAATGTTGATAATAACATCTGGTCGGTAATCCACCATAGCCTTCCCTGCCCACGTTAGATGATCAGTAGCTACTCCCGGTTTCACTTGGCAGTCAGGAATAACAAGTATCTTCATTTACCGTCATCCCAATGAGCTTCAATCATATTGTCTACCTTCTCGTAAACACCGACATACCCGCAGGAATCTAAAAAAGCAGCAAACTGCCGAATAATATCATCCCAACGAGCGTCCTCTTCACATATATATAAATGCTCTGCTTTGGACGATACGTTAGCTTCTGTTTGCTCTTTCTTAAAATGATAGTATTGTTTATTTTCCATTCTTTTCTCCATAAATGCTAGGGAATAAGTCAGTCAAAATCGCCTTACACCGATCTGCTACCTCCCTATGCTCTTTTTGTGTTGCCTCGTCACACCGGATGTCCACATAATGCATCCAACTTCGTAATGTTCCGTTCATATACATCCGACTGTTCGTCAACCCCTCTGGTAAAATCTTACGCGCTACCTCTTTAGCTATCCCATTGTTCAGAGCAGCGCCGTAGACCCCTCTAGCTTGCGCGATAAGACTAAGTTGCATCTCATCCCACCAACGTTGCATCTCTTTGTCTGCCGTAGGTAAGGAGTTTTGTCGATTCTTTTCATCTTGTAGCCTAACCTCACTAGCCCCCATATCTAAAGCCTCAGCGTATCGTTGACTAAACTCTTGGAAGCTAAAAGACCGATGCCTCAGAATCTGTCGTGCTATGTCCCGTGTTACCTCAATCTCCATGCAAACATTAACCATCTCGAAAGGTGACCAATGCTTGTTATTCATTAGGTAACGTAGCAGCTTAGGCGCTGTCACTACGTTATTCTGATTCTCTGGGTTTGAGACACGAGCCATATAAGCAACCATCTCTTCGGCATGAGGTGTTACCCACATTAGCTTAACGTTCATTTCTTCTTCCTCTCTTTACGTTCTTCCGCTGTCTTTTGTTTATGACAAGGTTTACACAGAACTTGTAGGTTATCTGCCTCACAGTACAACCTGTTCATATACGTCCACCAATCTTGGAACCCTTCCTTCGGAGATACAACGGGTTCAATGTGATCCACTTGTACGTCTCTCGCAATAAAGAAGTCTCCACAATCAGCACACAAATAATGTTCTGCTAACCTACCACTTCGTTTGTTAATTAACCTACCTACCGCTGCGTCTTTGAGAGCCTTCCACTTAGGTGGGAAGCGCTTCATATAAGCCCGTAACGCTGATATTATAAATGCCCTAAACCTTGCCTCAGTCCATTCTCCGTCGTTATACTTTCTGTTGTTCATACTGATACAACAACTGAGCAAACCCCTCTACAAAGCGCTCGTCTTGGTCACGTTCACCCATTGTAAACATAATCGCATGAACAAGCTCATGGTAAAAGGTAACGTCTCTATCTTGTTTTGTTAACTTCTTGTTAATTAAAATTCTACACTCGTCGGGGTTTGTAGAGCCTAGGTCAGGCATCTCGGTTTCTACTACCTCCCATGTACACCCTGCTAATTTAAACTTTTTCACTCGGTGGCTCCCACATTTGATTCGGATAACGGCGTAACCACAACAATCTCGCATTCTCTAAAACACGTTCTTCTCCCAGTCCCTCCACACAACACTGGTAAAATTGTTGTTCTGTCTCCAGGTCGGCAAGCATCTTTGTCGCTTTCTTCTCGCCTACACGAAATATCCCTTTGATATTGTCTGCAGAATCCCCCATCAAAATTTGCTTGTAAAAGAAGCGCAAGCCTTCTTCTGGTGTCACATGCTTCTTTACTTTCTTTACAAAATTGTAGTGCCATCCCGGAACCTGCATAAAGTCTTTGTCAATTGATATAATGATACTTTCCTCACCCAACTCGGTTGCCCGTATTGCAATGTCATCATCTGCCTCCTGTCCGTCGCTAACACTAGCGCCCCATGCCATTTGTAAATATTCCCGTAGGAGAGGTAGGTGTTTCGGCTTCTTAACATCCTTCCTGTTACCTTTGTAAGGTACTGTTACCGCGACTTCATTACGAAAGTTTGTTTTGCCTGTCAGGAACAACTCGTGTTCATCTGCGTCCACTAGATCAAACATTAACAAATCTTCTAAAAACACCGCCATTGTTTCGATAGCGGTGTTTTCATGCTCGTCGTTGGTAGCAAACCCTACTCGATAACAAAAAATATCTGCATCAAGTAGAGCATTCATTACAGCAGATCGTCTTCGTCAAACGTTCCACCACCACCAACGTAGGGGACTAACTCGGTAATTACCATCTTACGTAAGGAGGGGCTAACACCCTTCTTTCCTTTGAATGACCACTCGTAGGGCGTGATAATAGCCGCTGCCTTTGAGCCGTTGCCTAGGATTTCACCCTCTAGTAATGAACCACCATCGTCATAGGCGGCAATTGGTCGGGTGCTCTTGCAGGTTACATAAGCGCCCTTACCCTCCTTCGTCTTAACCTCAATGCCCATCTCTTCTAAAGCGCCTACGGCTTTATCTGATAGGTTACACAAGTCAACCTGAAACTTGCCGCTCATCTCATTGGGCTTGTTCAAGAATGCCCACATAACTTCCGCTTTAACCTTAATTGCTTCTGTATTCATAACTAACTCCTAGTGAATTGAATTGTCGCCCTCATCAGCGATTTCATAAAATTTAGATGTAACCAATGCCAGCATGTCTAGCACTTCCATTTGATCCAACTCTTGGTTGAAACATAGGCGAATTTCGCCGTCTTTCTCTGTAATGATGATTACATGTTCTGCACCATCTAAAACAGTGTCCAAGTCTGATATATCGATCAATGTGTTTCCTTCCAGTTGTTACCTACATTGTATTCTCCTGTTGTTGGACATCGTAGCCCTAAAGCCACACCTGCCTCTTCAATAGCCGCTACTGCCATCTCCCCTACCTTATCTGCGTCCTCTTCTGGCACCTCCACCTGCCACTCATCATGTACATTTGCACAGAACTTAGCGTCTATTATACCACACTTTAACTTATTATTCAAGATAACTAAGGATTTTTTCATTAAGATTGCCCCTGCTCCTTGTAACAAAGTATTGAGTGCGCTGTGCTCGCTCCGCACTAACAAATGTCTCTTATCCAAACCTAGTAAGAACCCATCCTTTTCGTACAAACGAGATACCTTATCCTTCAACTCACCTAATGCAGGAGTGTTTCGTAGGAAGCGCCTCATCAGTTTCCTACCATCATTCTCATCACTACCTACAATTGCTCCAATCTTTGCAGCTCCAGCACCATATAAGAAAGCATATATAAATGTCTTTGCTGTGTTTCGATTGAGCAACCCTGCTGCCTTCTGGTTAGCTGTATGTATGTCACCATTAATGATTTCATTTGTATATTGATCATCCTTCATATAGTGGGCTAACATACGCAATTCCAACCCGCTTGCGTCGATACCTACCAACTTGTTACCGGGTTCAACTGTCCACAACTCGCGACACTCTGAACCATACTCACTACCACTGTTGGGGACTTGCGCCATGTTAGGTTTAATATGTGTCATACGCCCCGTCACGGCTCCATTTGTTATTACCCCACCATGAACCCTCCCATCCTCCTTAACAACGTCAAACCAGCTAGAAACCTGCGAGATGCGTTTCTGTAGCATTAAATACCGAGCGATTAGTTTAGCCTCTGGTAGGTCAATGCCCTCTAACACCTTCTCGTTGATAATGGTACTCCCCTTCTCTGTTTCCTCTGTAAAGGTAACACCCAATGTCGCCAGCCTCTCAGCAATCTGCTGCCTACTACCGGGGTTGAATGGGGTCACCTTGGTTTTGAGAGTTCTACCAGTTTTCTCACTAACTCGTTCTTCGACAATTGGTGGAAACGTATCTTGCAATTCGCTTTCAATATCAGCAACTTCACCTGTAAGTTGAGCGAGAAGTACCTCACCTTTGTGCTTATCAAATTTAAATCCATGCTGCTCTTGCCTTTTTAAAATAGCTGCTACGTCATGCTCTAACTGTACACTCTCGCCCCAACCAAATAGCTCCTGCTCTAACATATGAAACAACTGAACTGTTACTGACACGTCCTGTCTACAATAAAAGCGGTTAAGGCTATCAACTGGATCGTCATAAGGATTAGTAGAAATCTTATCATATTGTAACCCTTTCATCCAATGCCAAATGCGTGTGTACTCAACCTTACGATTCCCTAGCCTCTTGCCCCATGCCGCCAAACTGTGACCGTTTTCGATAGAGGGATTGAGTAGCCTTGACATTATCAAAGTATCTCTCACTTTCTTCAATCCAATCTTCGTTCCCCACAGCTTGTTTAGCACTGGTGCGTCGAAGCCGATCAAGTTGTGTCCGATCAATCTCTCTGCTTTGTTTATTAAGGGTATGAGTGTATCCGGTTTTGTGTGACATACGTATTCACCTGTCTCGCTGTTATGGGTATAGCATAACCAAATCTTGGTTTGCTTGCTATCTGTCTCGATGTCGAGGACTAAGTCCACGTTTACTCCTTATTAATATGTAATTTATATCTAAACACACCATTACTAACATACTCTCGTTCAACACGGTGACCGCCAAAACGCTTCAGGCGTAAGCAACGGATACGAGTGCTAATACTTGATTCACTACCTCCTATTTCTTCCGTTAGTTCTCTAATAGTATGCCATTCACCGTCTGACATTATACTAAAAACACGCTCTTGTTGTGTAGTTAATCTTGCGTTATCACGTTCATGGTCATAAGTTACACCATCAAATATCATCTCTTTCTCCTTCAAAGGTCTATCTAAAAAGAACCGCTCTAAAAAATCTTTGATTGATTGGCTACTGTAATGCTTTGATGGCCGTGTTTTTCCCTTGTAAACACCCCAACGTCCTGTTGAATAGTAGTACTGGTAGTTCTTATTCTTCTCTTCATTGTAAATACGAAAACAACTACCAGACTCGTGAAAAATAAATGGAATACCTTGTTCGTTCAATATGTGACCGACATACTCTGCTGTTTCATTCGTATCCCGTCTAAAAACGGGAGCACCATGTTTATCTACACGAACAAATCTCCACTCAGATGGCGCTGGTATTTCTTTTTCAGATTTTATAGCAGCTATCATATTATTTCCCCTTAGTAAGTTCAATTTCAACCAATTTTGCATACCCGCTTACGTCATGCCAACTGTCATCATAGAAGGGGTCACCGTTAACAATACGTGCCAGCTTGTTGGCTATCAAGTCCAAGCTCTCTTGCATGTATGGTTCCATTCCACTCCAACTATCACCCGCACGCATAATATCCTTTAACCACTGCGCTGTTGCAGCTACCTTCACATAATCGCCATAACGCTTCTCACGTTGTCCTAGTGTTTCTTCTACGTCTTTTACAGATTTACCGTAATACGTAGCTATTGCTTCAAACTCTTCGTTAGTCATACGTTCTTCTCCTTTATTCAAAACAATGCCTCCTGTGTATTGGTTACAACATGGTTACGTCTAATTTGTTCAGCTAGTTTTATCACCCACAACGGTCTTGCACCAAAGGGGTTAAGGCACTTGCCTGTCTTTGAACAATAACCATAAGATTCTAAGTCTTTAATCATGTGTCCCCTCCCCTGAAATAGTAACCTCGCCCTTCTTTATCCCTGTAGCCAACTCTTCTAAGGTGTCCAAAGCATCGAACAAGTTCAAAGGTGGGTATGGAAGCACTAAGTCATCCATCATCTTTACAAACTCGTCAATTCGAGTGGTTATCTCTTCTGTTGTCATAATATATCATCCATTAAAAGCTCTGATTCACGTAGTATACCATTGTTTTGGTTGTACTGCAAGCCAAATTTAATACCTGTTGCTCGACCAGTAAACCGATCCTTCAACACCCTAAACGTCGTTGTCTGTCGCTTAATCGGGTCTGTGTGCTGCTTGTTACGCTCTAACCCAAACATATAATGCGACCAACGTGCGATAGCCCGTGAGCCTGTGAAATGCTTCTCCATCACACGTCCACCTTCTTCGTGCGACTTACCCTCTGGTGTTGTTAAGTGGCTAATGAAGTGGATGATGACGCCAAGCTCCTGCGCTAATGAGGCCATGTCTGCCATAATGCCATCTAACGCCCTACGCTCATCCTGCTCCTGCGCTGACAATGCGGTAAGGTGGTCTAGGTAAATGTGCTCAATGTCATACGCCTTGTTGAAGTACTTAATTATGCCTTTGATCGTCTTCCAATCCATCGCCCCAAAATGCTCCATCATGTAAAGTTGCTCACGCTCCTCTAAGCGGTTAACACTCTCTTCATACTGTGTGCGGTTCCAGTCAGCGTCAGGTACATGGTAGAGCCGTTGGTCTAGCTTACCCATTACCCGTTGGCCTGTCTCGACCACGTTTTGCTCTAGGTAGATAACACCCACCTTCTTGTTCAACGTCTCGATGTCGTAGGCTATCTGCTGTGTGAATACGTCAGTTTTACCAACGCCCACACCCGCACCAAAGGCATATAACTCACCCTTACGTCGCCCATAAGTCAACCCTGTTAGCGTAGAGAAACACCACGGCACACCCGGCACTGGTGGGGTTAACAGCCTTTGCTTGATGTCGGTGATGGTGACAATACCCTCTGGTTTGTACTTCTCAGATGCCAACCACGCCTGAGAGAAAAGCACCTCAACACGTTGAACCAACCAGTCACTAGCATCTTTATGTTGTTGACTATGTTGGAACAACAACGCTTTACCACCAAACAAGTCAGCTACTTTGTTCGCAGCTTCTCGCCCCGGCTCATCATTATCAAAACAGATAACAATCTTACTGAATGAGTCTAACCACTCGTAGGATGCCTTACAGTCACTCAACGCCGACTGAGCACCTGAGCGGATGCTAACAACAGCTTGCTTACCACCCATCATCTGGTAGGCACTTAATGCATCAAACTCACCTTCACAAATGGTGACAACATCACCACCCTTAGAGAAGTTGTTTTGACCAAACAGTAAAGCCGTCTTCCACTCACCTTCGACTACAAACTTCTTATCCTTACTACGAACCTTGTTTGCAACGTGTGCGCCTGTTTTGTTAAAGTAGGGAAATAATACCTCTCCTTCGTTTGTTAACTTAACACCATACGCCTCCACGGTCTTCAACGCCAACCTCCTCTCACTAATACCGCTCTGAAACGCATCAGGATGACCCAGGTGAGTCTTTTGGGGCGTGGTTGGTACTTGCGGTAGGGTAATCATATTAAATCCGTCCTGTGGCTTGTCTCGCACATTGCACTTAAAACAATATTTCGAGTCATCTTCGTTAATAACTGCCGCATCACTGCTCCCGCAATGATCGCAAGGTATGTGCATCTTTTTGTAGTTAGACATTACAACTCCCAGCTATCATGCAACGTTCTCATCGCCTCCATCTCATCAATAGTTAACGAACGTTGTTTTGACTCTTTAAAGAGAGATTCTAAAAATAAATCTAGACCTATTGCATTGATAACATCTAATGCGTCGTTAACAGTGTAGTACAACGTAGCTTCTTCGTTATTATTCATAATAATCCTTTGTTAGGTCAACAGAGTCTATATAGTTTGCAACATCCGTGCCAACTTCCGTCCTCAAGTCTTCACGGGTTAAAACTTTAACATCGTCATCTATAGTTGATAAACATTTTTCGCAAATGTCAATAAAGTTATTAGTACTCACTTCCCTTGTAGTACTCTCAAATGGTGATAATATTACATTACAACAATTACATCTCATTTTAAACTCCTAAAGCCACTCAAACCATTTAAAATCTTTCAATTTTTTTAGTAATTTGTCAATCATTTTTTATCTTTACCATAATAAAAATCCCCTCTTGGTTATTCTCTTCAAGCCAAAACATGGCGTTGCCTCTCTCGGTGGTGCGGTAGACCACCATGTTAGTCCATACGGTTCTTATTTCGTACATCAGTTGTCTATCTCCCTGAATGTAACGTCAAAGCTTAGACTCTCACCCATGTTGTTGAATGCCTTCCTAATAGGTTCTAAGATACCCTCTAGCTCCTCTAAGGTGATGACTGATCCTACGTTAAGGGTGACAGCTGGGTCTGCCCCAAACTCCTCGTTAACGTAGCCTTTAACTGTTAAATTATGAGATAACATTATCAAACCCCTCCATCATTTCAGACATAATTTCAGGCGTAATGTCAACATAGC